ACTCTCCTAGTTCCCCTTGTAGTGGTATCTGCCAGTCAACTTTGGTTGGGTGGTCTGCTGTTGTAGCTCTTTTACTCATCATCTTTAGCAGGTAAAATAAATAAAGGCTCTGATGTCTTTACTTCTACCCTGTCTGTTTTAGTAAATCCTGCACGATCTAGAATGTCTTTTGCTGCTAACATTTTTTCTTTTACACCTAGATCTGTAGGATCTGACATAACAGAAAACATTGTGTAGGCTGCTTTAGTTGAAGACTGTGCTATAAATTTTTTTGTAAGCTCTGCAATCTCGTCTGTAAGACTGTTTACTATTTGTGTAGAGGCTACACCATCAGCGTATCCTGCTAGTTTCTTAGCCTGTACAGGATCTCCTTGTGCCTCTTCAAATAAAACATCAAGGAACTTTTGTTGTTTTTCGGTTAAGTTTCTAGCCATTTAGTTCACCATATAAATTATAAAACCAAAAATACCCAAACCTGTAGTTAAAAATAATCCTGTTACGCCCCAGGTTATAATAGCCTCTTGTAACTCAGCCTTACGATACTCTTGTTCTTTTTTCTGTTTACGTATTCTACCCTCAGTAGCCACAAGCTCATCCCATGCGGATGGCCCCATGCTAAAACTGATCCAGTCCTTTAGCTCTTTTCTCATGGCTTCAGCTTTTTTCTTAGCTGTAAAAATTTCTAAAGCTTCAGCCTCGACAGACTGTCCGTTTAACGCTTTCCACCAGGGAGGGTTTTTATTTTTCTGTTCCATGAAGGACAGGTCACTCATCGCACCTGCCCATTGGGTCAACTGTCCTGACATATCTTGGAGGTCTTTACCTACTTGAAAGCCTTTTTTCAAGGCGTTGAAGGCAACAGTTGCACCACCGATTATTGTAACTGGGTCCACGAGCCTCCTCCCAAAGCACTCACCATATTTTTTTTAAATTATGTTAGAGTTACGACTCTGGCATCCAGGCTTCGTTGACATTAGGGGTAGAGGGATCATCACCCTTCAGTGTGCCATCTGAATTTCTAGCACGAACTCTTTTAGTTTTTGGTTTAGGTTCTGTGGGTTCGTTCTTTACAAACTCTAAAACAGCAGGGTCTTTAGAGTGCCACTCTCCATGCACGTACTCTGCTAAAACAGCACCATATTGATCTATTACTTTATCACCTTCTATTTTCATCTTTTAACTTTCTTTCTTCTAGTCATACCGCCTTTATACTGACCTGCAGCAGCAGCACCTGGGTTTGCAATAAATAGTAAAACTTTTTTAGGTTTTTTATTTTTCTTTAAACTACTGTAGTAATCTTTAACTCTTTTTTTAGCTTCTGCTTTTGTCAAAGCTCCTTCAACAATTCTTTTAATTTCTCTTGTTGATAATTCTTTGTTTGCTCTTTTTACTTCTGCAATTTCTTCAGGGTTTAAAACACTTTTTGTAGAGCCTGGACGTGCTCTAGGTTTAATAGGTTTGAGTGGCTTTTTAAGATCTTCTGCGTACACAGCAGCCATCACTTTACCATTTTTATCTGTGTAGTAAAGTGATCCTGCTTTCTTGGCTGCAGCAATACTTTTGTATTTACCTGCGTTCTTTTTAGCCTGGGTAAGAGTCAGACCTTTTGCTTTAAGCTGATTGTTTAAATATTTACGCAGTGTTACAGCCATTGTTACTTGCCTCTTCTGGACATACCACCATAAAACATTCCTGTTTTACGCATGTCTACCATTTTGCCACCCTTGGCGTAACCTTTCTTCTTAGGCATACCACCTTTTCTTAGATTTACACCTCTGCCTTTTAGTATATCTGCTTGGGTAACTTTACCGTCACCTGTTAAGTCTGGAAATTTTTTAGCCATACCACCCTCATTTGCTCTAAATTTTCTTGTTTTATCTGCAATCTTTTTAGGTTGC